TGGAATGGGGTTCAAGATAGCGGTACCAATACCTTTACATATGGTGGAAAAGGTATAGCATGGAATGGAACTCTTTGGGTCGCAGTAGGAGAAGGAAATTATAGTATTGCTTACTCATCTAATGGTATTAATTGGAATGTGGTTCAAGATAGTAGTACCAATATATTTTCAACTGGAAGAGGTGTAGCATGGAATGCGGGTATAGGTGGTGTTTTTATGAAGACTCAAAATATGTTGGATGATGTAGGATGGGTCGCAGTAGGAAAAGGAATGAACTCTATTGCTTACTCGACTGATCGTTATGGTATTACTTGGAAGGCAGTTCAAGATAGTAGTATAAATATATTTACAAGCAAGGGGCATGGTGTAGCGCATAATGGAACTATGTGGGTCGCTGTGGGAGAAGGAAGGAACTCTATTGCTTACTCGTATAATGGTATTACTTGGACTGGTATTTCAAACACTAACACCAATACTTTTACAATTTTTGGACGTGGGGTAGCGTGGAATGGAACTATGTGGGTCGCCGTAGGACAAGGAGTGAACTCTATTGTTTACTCGACTAATGGTATTGATTGGAACCCCGTTCCAAATAGTACAACTATATTTACAATTGGAAGGGGTATAGCGTATAATGCCAAGGGAGCTATGTGGGTAGCAGTAGGAGAAGGAAGTAATAGTATTGCTTACTCGACTAATGGTATTAATTGGAACCCTGTTGGAACTAGTAGTATCAATATATTTTCAACAGGAAAAGGTGTAGCGTGGAGCGGTAATATGTGGGTAGCAGTAGGAGCAGGAAATAATAGGATTGCTTACTCATCTAATGGTATTAATTGGAACCCTGTTGGAAGTTCTAGTATTAATATATTTACATATGATGGAGAAGGTGTGGCGTGGAATGGAACTAGGTGGGTCGCTGTAGGATATGGAGGAAACACTATTGCTTACTCGAGTAATGGTATTGATTGGACATCAGCCCTGAGCCAAACAAATGATATAATTTCAGTCGTAGGATATGGTGTAGCGTGGAATGGAACTATGTGGGTCGCAGTAGGATATCAAAATAATACTATTGCTTTCTCACCTGATGGTATTAATTGGAAACCTGTTCTAAGTAGTCGAACAAATATATTTACAGTTTATGGATATGGTGTAGCGAGTCGATTGATTGCTGAAAGTACACTTGATATCAGTTTAAACAAAAATGGTTCAGGACTAAGTAATAAGTTGGATATAGTGGCCGATAAGTATTACAATACAGGCTATAGTAATTTAACACTGACTGTTAATGAAATTCCAAATCCTACTGCTTAAATTACAACAACTAATGCTAATATTAGTCGAAATGGTTCAACTACACTAATTCCGGTATTTACTAATGCTACAAGAGTAACAATTAATGGAGGTGCAACAGTAGAAAACCAATCTATTATATCAAACACAGCATACACAGTAAATCCAACAACTACAACAACATACACTTTAGTTGTAACTAATAGTATAGGCATTCAGCAAAATGCTAGTGTTGTTATTAATGTTGATTCTGGTTGGTATGGTAATATATTATTTAGTAGAACTTCTGGTTCGGGAAATTTTTATATATATATTAGGACAGCTGTATCTGTTATAGCAACTAATGTATCCAATCCAACTAACTCTTTTGCTATTAGTTTACGAAACCCTTCAAGTTATTTAGATATATGTATTATATCTGATCCTAATAAATATATATTTAATATAGATTTTACACCAAATATAGGAACACCACAACCTATTTTTGATAATGTGTTAAATGCGTATTGGTTAAGATACATAATATCTACATTATTTTCAGGACAACTTCTCACTTGTACATTTGGTATTTCCTAGAATAAATCTAGTTTTAGAACAGTAATTTCACCATAAATATACATGGCTCAATATTTTAGCATTATAATAGCCTTGCGATTTTTTCTTTTCTAAACTAATTGCTTCACCTCTTTTTTTGGTTCCAGAATGTCTATTAAAATAATTGCGCATTCGTTTTCTATTATTATGATTTTTATGCGAATAATATTTAAGCGGAGTTCTATCTTTATATTGTTGATAATCTGATGCTCCAAAATGTATTTTGCGTATTTTTTTGGTTGTCTTATTTTGGACAAAGGCTGTGTATTTTTTTCCGGGTGGCCCTTTTTCAAATTTTATGATTTTTTCTTTCATACTTTTATTCATACTTTTATTCATATTATAATATTTTTATATATAATAAATATTATAGTATAATAGTAAAATAGTAATAAAAATGAAAATGATAAATATACCTATTAAATATTTACCTCGTCGTCTTAGTTTGAAAGATAAAAAACTACAAATTAAACAATTAAAAGCCTCACGTAATGCATATAAAAAGAAGCGCTATTTAACACGAAAAAACGTTCACTCATATAAATCCAAAAAATCACCTCATATAGCAAAAGCGCAAAAGTTGTATAAACTTAAAAATATAGCAATAAATTCGGACTTAGTAAATGCAACGGGTTGTTCTAAAAATGCCTTATTACAAATTGTTAAAAAAGGTCGCGGTGCATATTATTCTTCCGGTTCGCGTCCCAATCAAAGTGCGCATAGTTGGGGCTATGCGCGTTTAGCAAGTGCTATTAGTGGAGGCAAAGCATCAGCAATAGATTATAAAATATTAGAACGTGGTTGTTCATCAAATTCTAAGGCATTAAAATTAGCACTTAAAGCAAAAAATAGTGGAACACGAAAAGTTCCAAAAATTAAAATATAATACATAGAATTAGCTATTATATAAGAGCCCACCAAAACCATTTTGAAAAAGTAATATATTGTACTTTTCTTCAATTATATACAAATTATAAGTATATTTATATATATTTGTAGGATCTTTTAATGTTGCTATTATTGCGCCTGTTGCTGGATCGCAAATTGTTGTAAATTCTACATTACTAGAGTCAATTGGAGGATTAGCATAATTATTATATTCAAATTCAATTATTTTAAATTTATTTGTATTAAATGCACCATTTGGTTGTAATTTAAAAGGGTCTGTTGTTAACGCAAAATTGTAATAATATAAACCGACTTTTGAAGAAGAACCATTTGACCTATTATATTTTTCTAGTTTGCTAAAAACATTACTATCAAATGTTTGTTCTCTATATTTACCATCACATATTATGCCAAAATTTTTCATGATCTCACATAAATTAGTTTGTTCATATATTGTTGGAATGTAATCTGTATAATAAATGTTTTTTGAAATGTCACCACTATAAGTAAAATCAGGATTGTAATATTCATATTTAGAGTTTATTTTTACTTTTTGCAAATTATTTGGTATACTATTTTCATAAGGCCAATTAGTATAGTTAGACCATTCATTACGGGCTTTTACATCACTTCTTTGAAAATACCACATCCAACTACTAATTAATCCATTTGATTCTAATTTGATTTTATTAGTTTTAATAACATTTGTAAAACTATATTCTTTGATTTCTTTAATTAAGTAATTTTGACTATTTCTAGCAAACAGTTCTCTTTCGCTATTATCAAGAAAACATTGAGTACATAGTAAATGAATATTACTATTTATTCTACTTGTTAAATTACCATAAATATCAGTGGCTTTTTCTAAATCTCTTTGTGGTGGTGGATTTATAAATCTATTAAATTGATAATCTATTGTAGTTTGAGTTGGATGTATTTGGGGAATATTGTTATAATTAGCTATTTTATAAGTATTTACACTCATATCATATAATACATCTTTAATAGTAAATAATTCTTGTAGTGGTCGTAATTTGAAATCAATAACTAAATTACTATATTGTAAGCATATTAATGGAAGCGCCATAAATGATGACATAGAAAACCATGTGTTAATTGGTATATATAGAGTAAATTCTCGTATAGATGGTTCAATTCCGCTTATATCAGGATTAGTTCCATTTATGTTAAATGCATTTGGATAATTATTATTTCTATTATTAAAATTAGCAGGATCATTTAGTTCACTAATATTACCTGTCATAATATCAAACAACTCCTTTTTATGTGTATCAAAATCACGCTCAACAATATTTTGCAAATAATGGCCGCTAAACTTTTGAATAGTTATTCCATCAATAAGTATTTTTACTTCTTCTATTAAATGACATCCAATATTTTTAATCCATTTAAACTCGTATGGTCTATAAACGCCAGAACTATCTGTGGATTTATATTTATAATATAAAACAGGGCTCCATATAGTTGGTAATTTTACTACCAAATAAGTATCCATCAATAAATCACCATAACGATCTATTTTGAAGCTAAAATTTGTGGATTTTGCGATTTCTAATTCTTTTTGACCTATTTGGTCTATTCTAAATTTTTGTAATCCAAAATTAGTATATTTTGAGTATGTAGATTTGAAAAAACTTCTTGTAGGATTACCAGTCAAAATAATATTTTGGTCGCCAATTGCTATTAAATTTAATAATCCTCCTGCCATACTATAATAATTAATATACTATAATAATTTTATACTAATATTAAATTATTATAATTAAATTAGTAAATTATTTTAGTAATAATTAAATGTTTTAATATATAAATATACTTTCATACAAAATAATGCCAGACCCAGAACCAGAAAAAAAACCAGGACCAGAACCCGGAAAAAAACCAGAAGAAAGTAGCTCCACAAAAAAAGCATTTTCCATTGCTTATGAATTATCGAAAGAGGCTTTTTTTACACTCTTTCCTAAGTCTAATTATGAATCAACAGTATATTATTATGTAACAATTATTATTATAATTTTAGTATTATTAATATTATTTGGATGGATATATGATAGATTAGATCTGCAACAACGATCATGCAATAAATTAAAAATGTTTTATAAGTCTAATATTGGAAGGTCTTATTTTGTTACTATGAATAGTGTTGTAGCAAGTACTTCAGCACCTACAAATACAAATAAATTTGATATATCTAATAGTATATTAAAAAATTATTATGTTAAAAGTGCTTATAATTGTTGTTGCGGGGATGGTTATAAAAATAACTTTGTTAATTTATGTGCTTTAGAAAAATGTATTAGTAATGGATGTAGGTTTTTAGATTTTCAAGTTTTTTCATATAATAATGTACCAATTATTGCTTCATCAACAACAAATAACAACTATATAAAAGAGACGTATAACTCTTTAACATTAGAAGAAATATTAACTACAATTACTTCTAAAGCTTTTGATGCCGTTTACACAAACTGTAATAGAGATCCGCTAATTTTAAATTTTAGAATTATGAGTACAAATTTAACAATGTTAGAAAAAATGGGAGAATTATTTGAAACACATTTAGATACAGGAAGTGAAGGTGTAGATAGTTTTCGTTTAATGAAACAACATAATTATAAAAACGGAACAATATTATCTGTCCAAATGAAAGATTTATACAAAACAATTATTATTATTTGTGATTTTTATCCGTCAAATAGTATATTAGAAAGAACCCCAGAATTAGCAACATTAGCAACATATATTAGTTTAAAGGGTAAAAGCGACTTTTGTAAAACGTATAGACATAGTGAAATAGTTGGTAAAACAACCCAGTTTTTTAGTGAAACAAAGCGAAATTTTGTAATAGTATTACCTGATCTAAATAATTCAATATATAATGATGAATATGCATCATCGTTCAGTTATGGTTGCAATGCCATAGCTATGAAGTATCAAACTAAAGATAATAATTTAACACAATATATTACACAATTTACAAATGAAGATAATTATTCTTGGATTTTAAAACGTAACCATTTAATTTCAGAAGTTCCAACAAATTTTGCTATTATTCCTTTTACTAGTCATAATACAGTTGTAGGTACAGAATTAAGAACTACAATACAAAATCTTTTAGCTGGAGGATAATTGTTTTTATTGTTTTATTGTTTTATTGTTTTATTGTTTTCTATAAAACAAAAAATATTATAATAACACACTATAATATATAATTTATTATGAAATCTTTTGAAGAAAAAGAATTAAAAATATTACGAAATGCTATTGATAGTGCTACTTATGAAGTAGGGAAAAAATTAGTACAATCTGATACTATAAAAAAAATAATAGAAATATTAGAAGAGTTTTTAAGAACACATAATACCTTATGTTATGGCGGAACAGCTGTAAATAATATATTACCAGAACAAGACCGATTTTATAACAAAGATATTGAAATACCTGACTATGATTTTTTTACGCCGTTAGCAATGGAATATGCGACAAAGTTAACAAATATATATTATAAAGCCGGTTATGAGGAAGTTGAGGCAAAATCAGCAGTGCACGCAGGAACCTATAAAGTGTATGTTAATTTTATTCCCATTGCTGACATAACCTATTTAGACAAAACATTGTTTACAAACTTGTTCAAAAAAGCTATTAAAATAAATGCTATAAATTATTGCCCTCCTAACTATTTGCGAATGGCTATGTATGTTGAATTGTCAAGACCCATGGGAGATGTAACACGATGGGAAAAAATATTAAAACGCATTACTTTATTAAACAAAAATTATCCATTAAAAGGAGAGCTTTGTAAATCTATACAATTTCAGAGAGACTATGATGGTTCAGATAG